TCTATAATTTCCCTTAAAATCTTCTTGAATTGAAACACATCTGTATTTAGAAATGGAGAATATTTTTTAATTTTTAAGCTGACGGTTTCCCACACGGGGTCAAGAAGTTTCTTATCAAACATCTTCCCGAACAGGAATATTTTATCGTATATGACTAGAGTTTCCAGGCTAATCTTCCCGCTCAGGAATCTTTTTAGAACGGGTGGATGACCTTTGGAACAGTTCAAGGCATCCTCTAATTTTGTTTCCAAGAACAATTCGTTGCTTTGTTCTTTGAACAAGTAAGTCAAACTCTGTTGTCTCCGCATCCAATCTGCGTAAGTCCTTTCTCCAGAACTGATAATTTCTCCAATCCATAAGTTCTGTGGGTTGTCTGATGCTACAAAGTTTGATACTAGAAAATCTAAAACTTCTTTATCGTTGTATTTGCGACTTGTCTTCTCAAACCAGTATTTGTCCTTGCGTTTGTTGAAGGATGTCATACTGGCACGAGTCTTCGCACCGTACTTAAAGAAGTCGTATTTTGGATTTGTGAAATGATTTTTGAGTGACAAATAATGTTGATAAGTTTCAAAGGGTGTCACGATCATAAAGGCAATCTTGCTCTTGATGTTTTCTTCATAAAGTTAAGACGAGTGGCATCCCACTTGAGTCTTTCTTTTAAAGGTTTTGAAATGAGTTTCGTAACTGATTCTACCTCAAGACTATTGACTTCGCAATAGTGACAAATAGCATCAATATAATTCAGATTTTCTTCAGCAACAATTTTCTCAATCTCAAGAGCAAACTTGGAAGGGGTTAAAAATTTACTTTCTATTGCCTGTTCTAGTTCTTTATTTGGTTCCATAGAGCTCCAGTTTATCTCCAACAAACTTTCTAATGTATTTGCCGAGTAGTTTGATGTACTTTGATTTGTCTCTTTCTTCATAGACGACGCATTCTCCATTTTCACAAGCCATAATGATTACAAGTTTTTTGACTGAAATACCAGTCAGTTCGTATAGCATACAACCGTAAGCCATACATTGAACAAAATAGTGTTCAATCCACTCGCGTGGTTTTGGTTTTTTGGAAGTCTTAAAGTCAATTATTGCTAACTCACCGTCATATTCGGCAATACAATCAACTGTCCCAGCAATTCCCAGTTGTTTACTATATAGGGACCCTTCAAGGGCGTAAATATTATTTATGCGATTTAGATTCGTCTTCGCAATTTTAAACAGAAAATCCGCCATCGGCGCAACAGACGGGAGATCTTTATTGTCCAGATAATTTTCCACGAGAGAATGCATATCCGTGCCACGAGAAGTAGCTGCCTTAGTAATCTTCTCCGCTTCCTCCTCACCAACCTTTTTACGCCAATTGATGAAAATTTCACGATTAAAATGGCTGGTAATAGAAGTAATGGAAACAAGTTTTAAAAGTTCTTCTTCCGTAGGAACTTTATAATAACGAACACCATCTATAGTCTCCCTTTCAAGTTCGGGGAGCGTCACATCAATATGCTTGAACATCAAAAACCTGCTTCCATTTTAGCAATAATGTATTCCTTGACAAGTCCAGAACGAACAATATCATCTACACCAAATTCAATTATATCAAAAGATGGCATTTTACGCAATACCGTCATAAAATCTACAATACCATTACGCTCATTTGTTTTTTGTAGATCAGACTGAGAAGCATCGCCACAGAAACAAATCTTGGTATTCTCACCAACACGAGTAATGATTGAATCAAGTTCGTGGAAGTTTAGGTTTTGGAACTCATCAACAATAATGATAGCATTATCAAGCGTAGTGCCTCTTAGGAATGAAGTACTCCAGAACTTAATGGTTTCTTGTGACTTAAGATTTCCATAGAGCATCTCAAAGTCAGCATCAGAAGGCATCTGGAACATATACTTCACCATATTCTTATAAGGAATCTGGTAAATATCTGCCTTATCTTCGTGAGAACCAGGCAAGAATCCAATTTCTCTTGTAGCAACTAATGAGCGAACCAGATAGATTTTCTCATAAGGTGTTGATTCATCCAAAACATCTGCAAGAGCATTGTAGAGTGTAATGAAAGTCTTACCAGTTCCAGCACAACCATAAGCAACTAAGTGTTTACCTGCCGCATATGATTCAAAAAGACGCTTTTGATTGTCTGTAAGTGGATCAATATCAACCAAATAGTCAGAACTCAGAGGTTTTCTCCTCTTCATCTGTTTTGCCGTCAGACCAACTCCGATTGGTTGTTCTACGTTGCCTCTTTTTCTTCTTGCCATATTAGAGTTTTTTTAAATGATTTGCTATTTTTAAAATATGTTCAGTAAATGTAGATATATTTAAATCACTTTTCATATAGTTACATCTAGAACAGCAAGGAACACAATTTTCTTTTTCATATACTTCATTGCTGTTTACCCTATCAATACCATTATATGGAACTGGAATACCAACATATCTACCTTTTCCTCTATGAGGTTGTCTTAACTCTGGTTCAGATCCACAATAATAACAATCTTGTTTAATAATTTCAAGATATTCTTCTTTTGATAGATTAAATTCTATGTTTCTAGTTCTTGCCCCCGATTGACATTGCTCATAAATGTATCTATAAACACTTTCTGGTTTTCTTCTTTTTTGAGCGTTAAAATTGTTTCTATAAGTATGCTTACATCCACAACTTTTTGCTCGGTCTAATTCGTCTTTACATACAAAACTATCATATCTAAAAACTTTTTCTTTTCCACAAATACATTTACACAAAACTTTTTTTCTTTTTCTACCACTTGGATAGGTTTCATAAAAAGGTGGAGATATAACTTCAAGATAATAAAATTTATCTCCGACTTTTATTTCTGGATGTTTTGTATATTGTCTAGACATAAACCAGGTTGGAATGATGTAAGTATTTATATTATAACCTAGTTTACAATTTTTTGACGTTTGATCCGGGCATTTTTTGGGCACGATTTAAAACATCGTTCCACGAAGGGTGTTTTGAAGTTAATTTATTCCTCCAATCACCAACTTCACCAACATTCATTTGTGTTGGAATAAGTGGTTTTAAATGAGGGTTTTCTTTAAGATATGGTTCTTTTTCTGCCATAAGCATCCATTTCTCAAAAATTTCACCTGTTTCAGTATTTTCAAATCTATACGTTGGCAAGATTATACCTCCTATTTAATTTTTATTTAGAGAACCCATTCTGCTTCACCACCAAGTGATTCATAACAAATTGGAAACTGTTCAGCAAAAACTGATTTACACGCTTTAGCAATATCCATATGCTCTTTTTGAGTTCCTGACTTTTCACGGAGAGCAATATAGGTTATCCACGAGCGACAAGATCCCGTCATATAGATGCGTGTAGGCGTCGCTAAAGGCAATACAAACCTCGCGCACTCTTTTGCTACCCCTGCCTCCAACATTCGCTTGTAGAGGTTATTAGAGTGGGCAAAGAGTTCAGCAATTTCTGATTGGAACTTAAGTTTTACATAGTCACCAAGATCATCTGTAGAATTCTGACGATTCTTGGTGTCTTGCTTGCGAAGTTCTGGAATGGGAATATTTTCAGTGATTAGATTGGTATCGGCATAACGTTGCGAAAATTCTTGAAATGTGAAACTACGATGGCGCAGAATTTGTGCTGCGATACCACGGTTGGTTTCAATTTCAAGACTCATAGTGCTCTGCTCAAAAACAGACCAATGATTGTGCTTAATACAATAACGTAGCAAACCCGCATAGTTTTCAGAATCTTGATTCGCTGGATTAGAAACTCTAGCAATATATGCCATTGTTTGTTCTGCATCGGGAGTTACACTGATAAGTTTTACAGTCATTTATTTCCAAATCCTTTTGACGTGTGTGCTTCTAGTTTTGCGACTTCTTCTTCTGCCTCACGAAGTCGTCTTTTCATTTCACGAAGTTCTTCTTCGCTATACATATGATTTTGAGCGACCAATCGCTTCATTAATTTTAGCAGTTCTTTTGCTTTTTTAGTCTGCGTATCCATCGTCATCGTCATAAAGTTCGTCGTAATCTACAAATCGTTCTGTTGTTTTCTCTGG